TGTTGCTCATAATGACTCCAAGTTATCACAAGCGAGCTGTTGCAGCAGGCACATTTTTATTAAATTATAGTATTTGTACCGCGTGTAGTCTATCTTTTATGGCTTAAAATGCGCTTGCATCCAATAAACCGCTGCTCCTAAAAGACCAGCAACTGACCATTGGATTGCGGCTTCTGTTACTTTTTTAAGCATTTCTTTCTTTAACTTTTCAGCTTCTATTCTTTCTTGTATCCATTCGTGATGTGATGCATGAGAGTCAATGACTTCTTCATGATGCTCTTGCAGAGCTTCCAAGAAAAGTGCCTTTAAACTATCGCGATTAAGGTCCATGTCCTTTGCCTTCTATTTAAGTTAAAAAATTAACCATTCCAACGTGCGATTTTACCATCACGAACATCAATATGGGTAAAAGAATTGTAGCGTCCAAGACCTTTGCAATCGTCATCAAAATGCTTCATGAGGTATTCTTGCACTTCTTTTGGCGGTACGTCTTTTACTTTAATGTCGGCTGCATTACCTAAGACGTGTTGGCTATGCTTTGCACCGCCTACTTTCGTGTTGTGTGCTTCACATCTTCTACCGCTCATAATAGTAATAGGTTTGCCAAAAGACTCACGGATGCGATTAAGTAGCTCTACGAGCTTAGGATTAACGTCTTTCTCTCCGCACCCGCAGTGACACTCAAATTCTTCCGGTTTGAAGTATTTGTTCATATTATTTACCTTCTGATACAAACAATCCAATCATACCAAAAACCACACCTGCCGCAGTCAAACCATCATGGATAGGACCTTCTTCAATATTCATACCCGCCATAGTTGCTAAAGCCGCCACACTTGCGTAGGTAGAAGGCTCTTTTAGTCTTGCATTTAAATAGTTCCACGCTTTAAGGATTTTGTTCATTTATCTATCTCCTTAACTTTTTCCCAATACCCTTCATTTCTAGCACTGGCTGATTCAGGGTCATGTTGTTCGCCATATATCTCTTCAATTGGCTCACCGTCCATATTGCGTAGCGCGTAAACACAGTAATAGACCGTGCCATCTTCAACGGCTGTAATTTTGTGTTGATGTTCTTTGCGAATAACAATAAATGTTGGTGCAGTAAATTCTTTAGGCTCATGACCTTCAATTTCAACTGATACCTTGCCAGACACAAGCAATGTCACATGGTCAAACTTATGCTCATGTCCACCGTGCGTTTCACCAGCTAGTTCTAGAACGTTCTGCTTAACCCAAATATTACCAAAGTAACCTAGTTCAAAAGTTTTCATGGAAGCTGTACCACAGGTGTTTGCTCTTTCCAAGACGTAGAAGGTTCGTCCCAGTAATACTGTTTATCATCTTGTGGATAAGGTAAAGGCGGTTGCCATGACATGGTGTCGATGTCACCTACCCATGATGGATAAGGTTTTCTAGCTTGATGTTCTGCTTGTTTATCCGCGTCAAATTCAGCTTGCGACAACACTTTTAAAACGCCAACAAGGCTTGTATCTGCATCATCATCGCACGTTCCATAGAGTAATGGAGGATTAGTCAAAGAACCATCTTGATTTGATGCAATAGGAAAATCAGATTCGTTTTGGAAGATAAACCGAAATCCCTTTACATTTGGGAGTGCCGGTCCTGTTCGCATTGGTGCTTCTGTGCAAAGAATACCTGTATCTGCGTCAATGTTTGTGATTTGTATGTACATGATTTTATCCTATTTTGTTATACGGGTACTCTCCGAACAGCTCTGACGTAGGCACTACCGAGTTTAAGGTAGCTGCCCTGACCGCCAACGGTGAAGCCCTGACGCCATGCGTCGACATCATCGTACTCAGTAGAAGACCAATAGAAGTCAGAGTCAAACGCATTTGCTTCACCATCTCTAAATCCAATGCCAGCACTTGTTTGAGCTGGTGAACCACTAGTGTAGTTTGTGCTTATAGGCTCTGGTGATACGGCATTTGCGTTTGAACCCGATGCAGTACTGTTAGCGTTAGTAGTCGGTTTTAAGAAATAATACAGCACTTCTAGCTCGTTTTTAGCAGGTAGATACCAATCGCTATAACCCCCTATTGTTAAGCCTTCAGCAAATACGGCAGCTTGATATGACGCGCCGAACGCAGCTAATGACGCAGAGTTTGTTGGTCCATTAATGACAGACGTTATTCCCGTTGTCACTCCATAAACGCCCCATGCGCGACTTGAATTTTCGCCAGAGGCTTTAGGAGCAACAATTAGATAATATTGCGTACCAGAAACGTTAATCTTACCAGCGTAAAATCCACCACCGTAGGCTTGCCCAATAGTGGTAGGCCCGGGAGCTTTATAAGTTCCGCCAAGCATAACTTGCATAACACCTGTCATGACACGTTACCTGTTACAACACATACGGTTGCGCTGACGAACAAAATCGTAGCAATACCGCGAGTAGCTAAAGTGATAGAGGTTTTTACCGTATTTGTTCCGCCAATATAGGCTGTAGGCGCACTAGTCGTAATAGTAATATTACCTGTTGTGTTGTTAAAAACAGAAATTGCATCGCCATTTGCAAACGTAGAAGTTGGCACGACAATAGAACCGCTTGTTCCAACACCAACATATTTACCCACGTCCCCAATAGCTAGAGTGTATGCAGTCGTTTTATCCGAGCCTGTTTGCGGAATATTTTTGTATCCAACTGCGTTTGTTCCATCAACCGTACAAGATGACAACGTACCGCTAGAAGGTGTACCAAGCGCACCGCCTGTTGCAACAAACCCAGTAATTGAACCTCCTAACGTCAAACTGCCCGACGAGGTTACTGTGCCGGATAACGTCAAACCGCTCACCGTTCCTGTTCCGCTTACTGAAGTAACTGTGCCTGTTCCTGGTGAAGCCGGTGTTACAAACGTTAAATTTCCCGCGCCATCAGTTTTGATTATTTGATTTGCTGTTCCATCTGTTGTTGGATATTTCAAACCAGCAGGGTTGTTCATTAATCTTATTACCGATCCACCGCTGTTTAATGCCCAAACCGACATATCAGCGGTGTTGTAATTGATTGCAAGCTCACCTGCGATTAAATTTCCAGACGTAGGCGATGTACTTGCTGTTGCTGTTCGATAAAGCTGAATGGGTGTGAAACCAGAAGCTGCCATGTTGTTACCTCAAATTTTCAAGTTTAAATAGGGTTGACATGTGCAAACCCGCTAGTTCGTCTAATATGTTTTCAAGTGCTGGCACATTGTTTGATAATTCACTGCGATTGTCATTTATCCAAGATAAATTGTCACGAATGAGCTTTTCAATATGCGGATCATCATTTGGAATTTCTTCAATTTTACCAAAAGTTCCTATTTGTGCTTCAACAAATTTATCAATTAGTGTTATCAATTCATCATAAAACTCGCCCAATGCCTGATGCTGTGCATAAGAATCAGTTGTCCAATGCCTTGCATGACTTGCATTACGCTCATCAAATACTTTAGTAATTAGCTCGCCAATCATTAGAATGTGCCTCCGTTAATACCACTCCACGTTGGTGCGCTTGCGCCTGCCGATGTTAACACCTGACCTGCTGTTCCTGCCGCTGTGTAAGCGTGCGCTGTACCAGTACCATAACCTGCACCACCAGCAGTTGGTGTTGCTGTTGAATTAGTTCCACCAGATGCAATAGCTAAGGTAGCAGAAAGACCTGCGGCTGTGCCTGTTGTGTTTTGATTCCATGTAGGAACTGTACCACTCAGATTTGCATAAGTATAACCTGTACAATTTGTAAGAGTTCCACTCGCAGGCGTTCCTAATATAGGTGCGACTAAAGTCATACCGCTTGGCAATGTGGTTGCCGAAGTTAAATTAGCTGCTGTACCTGTGGTATTTTGATTAAGTGTTGGAAAGTCTGCGGCAACAGCAATCGTCAATGCACCTGTCGATGTCGTGCTTTTTAAAATACCTGTTGCAAGTGCTGAAGTTCCTGCGCTGAAATCAGTTCCAGCGGTAGCAGCAACCAATGCACTAGAGCTTCCTTTTAGCATTCCAGAAATGCTTGTTGTAAGTGTTATAGCTGGTGTTGTTGTTGCATCTGCTACCGTACCAGCAAAACCATTAGCACTAACAACTGAAACCGTTGTCACAGATCCACCCGACGCGGTTGCATTAATAGTTTGGTTTGGCCATGTTCCGGAAATAGTTACATTTGAACCGGCTACTAACGCTGGCGTTGTTGTGCCAGTTCCACCGTTTAATACCGGAAGCGTACCAGATACCTGCGTTGTTAAACTAACACCGCTAAGTGTACCTCCGAGCGTTAAATTTCCCGTACTTGTCACTGTTCCTGTTAAAGTGATACCGTTAACTGTTCCTGTACCGCCTACGCTGGTGACTCCGCTACTGATTGCCGACGTTGTAACACTAGTAACAATACCTTTAGAATTGACGGTGATGACTGGAACTGTGG